ACCTGTTCCTGGCTGCCGTGAATCCGCAGTCACGCCGCTCGCGGGCCACCGTGTGGTCGCCGGACATTCCGAGGGCACTGCGCTCGCCATGATCGTGTGGTCCCACCTGTTCCCGCCGTTCGACACGTGGTGGCCCAACATCTACGCCGGGTTCTACTGGTCACCCTTCGTCGCCCTGATCATGTGGCTGCTGCACCGCGCGCAGCGCTCGTGGCTACGGCGCGAGAACGAGCGGCACCACGCGGCGATCCGGATCACGATGGCCGCTCACCATGCCGCTGTTCGGCGACTTCTGTACGGCATCGCACGGCCCGAGGACATCGTGGCGGACTACCCTGCCCGGCATGACGCTGAGCCGCCCGCACGACCCGTTCAGCCACCATGTGACCGTTCCGGCGGTCGGCTACCCGGCCGACCTGGTGATCGTGGACGACCCGGCCGCCATCGAGCCGCAGGTGGCCCAGGTGGCCCAGGTGGTCCAGGAGCCGCCGGAGACGGTGCCCCCGGCCGCTGAGCCAACCCGCACCCGTCCGAAGCGCACACGGCGCAACGGGGCAGGCGGACGACGGGTCCGCGTCAAGCCGACCGAAGCGGAACTGGCGGCTGCGATCGAACGGATGGGCCAGTGAGCTTTCCCTACGCCTACGCTGCTCCATCCGGCGGGGTTGACCTACTGACCATCCCGAAGGCGTTCCTCGCCTACGTCGTGGCCTACCTGGAGCAGTCCGGGGTCACCGTGCCGGAACGGCGGTACGTGGGTGGCGGCACGCCGCAGGACGTGGCCTGGGACTGCGAGCAGGTCACGATCACGCTGGCCGAGGTCGGCTGGGGTCGATCCAAGGACGCCACCCAGCTCTCGCCATCCTTCGGCAAACAAGCGTCGGTCGACGCGATGCGGCACGCCACCTACGCGCTGACCCTGGTCCGCTGCTACCCGACGATCAACGACCGAGGCTGGGTGCCGACACTGGAGGAACTGGAGGCGGCCGGCGAACAGCAGATGATCGACGCGGGACTGCTGAGCCAGGCTGGCGTGAACTTCGTCGCCTTCCCCAACGACGCGGTACCACCCGGCGCGAGCGTGCAGGCCGGCGCCGTGCAGCCGGTCGGCCCGGCTGGCGGCTTTCTCGGACTGGAGCTGGCGCTGACTGCCACCGTGTCGACGCTCAACCCGCCGGCACCGGGGCAGCACACATGACCGTGATCGTGGCGACCGTGACCGGTGGCATCGACAACGCGAAGTGGCTGCGCTTCACCAACGACCTGCGCAGCCCGATCCGCCGTGACCTGGACCGGCGAGCGATGAAGGTGCTGGACAAGGCGCGAGCCGACTGCCCGAGGCGTACCGGGAAGCTGGCCGCGACCGGCCGCAAGCAGCCGGGACTGAGTGGTGAACGACCCTACGTGGACGTGACGTTCGGCCACCCGAAAGAGACGCCCTACCTGGGGTATGTGCTGTACGGCACGCCACCGCACATGATCGCCGCGCGAGCGAACCGACCCAACCCGCACCTGCGGTTCGTCGTGGGCGGCATGGTGGTGTTCGCCCGAGCGGTCAACCATCCCGGCACGCGCGCCAACGACTTCCTCAACCGCGCGCTGCCGCTGGCGGCAGGCTGAGAAACAGGAGACCGATCATGGCCGGCAAGCGATACCGCACCCAGAACCCATCCGATATCGCGCCCATGCCGTTCGAGCTGGTGGTGTGGCGCGACGGCACGGAAGAGATCCACGAGTTCGTAGCCCGGCCGCAGGCGGATGCCGGCGCCACGCTGATGTTCACCACGTCCGGCGAGGACGGCGAGCGCAAGGCGCAGGCCGTGTTCCGGATGATGTCCCGGATGCTGTGCAACGACGACGGCGTGCCGGCGCAGTGGGTGCCCGAACCGTTGCCCAAGCCGGGCAACGCGGGAGCGAATTGGCAGCCGAAGTTCCGTGGGCCGGACGGCAAGCTCTACACGATGGACAAGACAGCCCAGTTCACCGACCCGGACAAGGGTTCGTCACGACGCCGCTGGGATCACATGATGTTCGAGGACGACGCGGTCACCGTGAATATCGGTGTGATCGGGGAGATCTTGGAAGACCTGGTGGAGGTAGCGGCCGAACGCCCTACGGTCGGGTCGTCGCCATCTGCATGACGGCCCGTCATCCCCAGATCGGTCCCTACATCCGTGGCCGGCTCGTCCTGGCCGGCCTGGACTTGCGTACGGCGATATCGGACTGGTGCGACGCGGTGTACGCGATCCTGGCCGAGGCGCCAGGCGAGCGGCTGGAGAAGCTACTGGATCACTTCACCATGATGGAAGCGGTAATCGATCCAGAGCGTGCTCGGGCCACCTGGGGCCTGTTGCCGGAGCACACCGCGAGAGCGGGCGCGCTGGAGCAGGAGACCCAGCAGTACATACCGCCGATTCCGTCCGGGCGGTCGGCACGGTAGGGAGGTGAGCCGGTGGCTACCGTCATCGGTGAAGCCTCGATTCGGATCACCGCGAACCTCACGGGCGTCAAGCGGAAGATCAATCAGGACCTGAACGACGCGCTCAAGGGTGTCAGCGTCGGCTCGTCCTCCGACCCGCTGGCCGGGCTGTCCACAAACGTGCAGGCCAGCGCGCAGCAGCTCTCGTCCGCGCTGGAGAAGCAGCGCAGGGCGACCGATGACCTCACGGCGGCCGAGACTCGCTACGCCACGGTGACCCGGTCCACGCTGTACTCCAGCAAGCAGCGACTGAAGGCCGAGGCTGACCTGACGGCGGCACAGCAGCGGGCCAAGGTAGCTGACGACTCCGTCACGGCCGCCACGAAGGCGCAGACGGCTGCGGATGCCGCACAAATCAAGGCGACTCAGGACGCCAAAAAGGCTGAGGATGCCCTCGCCTCGTCGCAGAACAAGCACAGCAACATCCTGACCACGCTCACGGCCAGGGTGTCCGGCCTGTTCAGCAAGTTCAGTCTCGGCAAAAAGCCGGTGACCGATTCCACCAAGGCGACCAACGCCGCTACCGCGTCGCTGAACAACCTCACCGGCAGTGCGGATCGGGCCGCGCGGTCGCTGGGCAACATGGTGAGTCAGTTCGGCAACGCCGGTCCGGTCGCGGCCAAGCTCAAGTCCTCGGTCGGCCTGATGGCCTCCGGCATCCTGGCGTCGACCGGACCGCTTCTGGCCGTCCTGGGCGCCTCTCTGCCGCTGGCGTTCATCGGTATCGGCATCATGGCCGAGAAGGGCAACGCCAAGGTCCAGGCCGCGTTCAAGCAGACCGGCCAGGTGGCGCAGCAAACTCTCGCCAAGGCGTTCCAACCATTCGTGCCGGTGTTGATCAACATCGCCGGACAGGCCGACAAGCTGATCAAGGGCTTGGCTCCGGCCTTCAGCTCGATTGCCCAGTCCGCCGCGCCGATGTTCCAAACGCTCGCCACTGGCGTGATGCAGTTCGTGGGGACGCTGGTCAACGGGCTTGCTCCGGTGATCAAGTCCTTCGGACCGCTGGTCCAGGCGCTGGCGTCCGGGCTGCAACCGCTCGCGCAGGGTCTCGTCGGGCTGTTCGCGTCGATCAACGTTGGTCCGGCCGCGCAGGGTCTGTCCCTGCTGCTCACGTCGCTGGGCGCACTCTTGCCGATCATCGGCCAGCTTCTCAACGCGCTGGTGCCGGTCGGTAACGCGATCTTGCAGGCGGTGCTGCCGCCGCTGGTGCAGTTGATCAGTCAGTTCGTCAACGTCCTGACCCCGGTGATCAAACAGCTCGCACCGCTGATCGCACCGCTGGTCAGCGTGTTCGTCCAACTGGCCCAGACCTTCCTCGCCCTGGTGTCGGCCGCCGCGCCGTTGATCGCGCCGATCGTGCAGATCATCACGGCGATGCTGTCGATGAACACCGTGCTGGAGTCGCTCCAGCCGATCTTTGCCGCCCTGGCGTCTGTGGTGAAGGCCGTCTTGCCGATCTTGCTGGTACTCGCGAACCTGGTTGCTGGCGTCGTCAGCAAGGCCATGACCAGCCTGTTCAAGGCGATCACGCCGATCCTGCCGATCATCGGTCAGGTCGTGCAGATCCTGGGCAAGGCGCTGATCTCCGTGCTGACCGCGCTCGCCCCGGTGATCGAGACCGTGGTCAAGCTGTTCGGTCAGGTGCTGACCGCTGTTGCGCCAATCCTGCCCCCGCTGGCAAAGCTGGCCGGCGCCGTGCTCGGTGCGCTCGCGCAGATTCTCGTGGCCCTGCTGCCGCTGCTTACGCCGATCATCAACGCCTTCATCCAGATCATTCCGGCGATCCTGCCGATCATCCCAGTGATCACTCAGCTCGTCGGCGTGATCTCTGGCATCCTGATCCCGATCATTCAAGCCCTGTTGCCGCTGGTCACGGCTGTGTTCGGCTCGGTCGCTAAGATCATCGGAGATGCCCTCAACATCGTCAAGGGCATCCTGATGGTGTTCGCGGGGATCTTCACCGGCAACTGGCGCGAGCTGGGTCGCGGACTCCAGTCGATCGCGTCGGGCGCCTGGAACTTGATCAAGGACATCTTCACCGGAGCACTACGCGCGATCGGTGACGCGGTCGTCGCCGGACTCAACATCATCCGTGACATCTTCCAGGGGCTGTACGGCAAGGTGGTTGGCGCGATCGGTGACGCCGCCAAGTGGCTCTACAACATCGGCCGCGACATCATCAACGGCCTGGTCAACGGGCTGAAGTCCGCGTTCAACTCGGCACTGAACTTCGTCAAGTCCATCGGCTCGTCCATTGGTGGCGCGTTCAAGTCGGTGCTGGGCATCGGCTCGCCTTCGCGGATCTTCCACGGGTTCGGGCAGAACATCATGCAGGGCCTGACCAACGGGCTGATCGCCGCGACCGCGCCCGTGCTGGCTCGAGTGAAGGGTATCGCCGGCAAGGTGGCCGGCGCCTTCTCCACGACCGTCAACACAGCCGCGCTCGTGCCTGGCGCGTCGGTGCCGGGAGCCACCGCAGCCGCTGGGGCCGGCGGAAACGCACCCAGCGCCAGAGATCTTCACGACGCCGTGGTGTCGGCCATCTCCGGTTGGCAGGTCACGCTGTCCGCCACGCAGGCCGCGACCGAGATCAACCGGGTGAACAAGAAGGCGGGTGCGAACCGGTGAGCGCACAGTCTGGCGTGAGCGTGTTCTACCTCGGTCCGGCTGGCCGGCTGCTGTCCGTACAGGTCCCGCTGGAGGGGTTCGACAACCCAGTCAACGCGCTCGGTGTGCTGCACACCGCGTTGTCCGGCACGCAGACCAAGGACGTGTTCGGGCATAAGCGGACCTACACCGTGCCGCTGGACCTGCTGGAGCCTCGGGCCTGGTCTTGGTTCGAGATGCTATTTCGGGGAGCGATCACACCGCCGTACTACCTGCTGGACCCGCGTCGCCGCAACCGCCTGGGCGCGGCCGTGTCCACCACGCTGTCCACGGTCACGAGAGCCAGTGTGTTCACCCCGTCCGCCGGCAGTTCGGTGGCCGCCGGAGTGAGCGCGGTAACCCTGCTGCCTGCGGTAGGTGGCTACGCCACGCAGGCTCCATCATCGGAGATCGCCTGGCTGGTCACCACGCCGCCGTCTACGGTGATCGGAGAAGTGAACCCGTTACCGTGCCTGCCGGGCGAAACGCTGTGCTTCTCGTGCTACGTGCGGGTAGGGGCACCCACGCTGGAGATCGTGCCGTACAACGCAGCTCTGGTGGCGCAGCCGCCGGCTACCGGGACCACGACGGTGGCCGGCTCGCCGAACCGCCTGTACGTGACCTACACCGTGCCCGGCTCGGGCATCGTGGCCGTCCGTCCGCAGCTTCGCGCCACAGCGGTCGGTCCTGTGAACACGCTGGCGTGGCAACTGTCGAACAACACCGTGCCCGAGCCGTGGGTAATGGGGGACGGCGTGCCGAAGGTGCTGGTGGACCAGCAGGGCGGTCATGCCGAATACCTGAACCAGTACACCTCGGGTTCGTTCGTTCTCCAGGAGGTGTGATGCAGCTCGCCGGTAACGCCGCGCTGGCCGCCGCGCTGGCGGTGGGACAGCAGCGCAACTTCTCAATCAGCCTGATGGTCGACTGGGACCGCAATGGCCTGTACGCCAACGCCAACTCCGACATGTCGGCCGTGTACGAGTCCGGCGTGATCGACCGGCAGTTGACGGGCAACTTCCCGTCCGCCATGGAGATCACCGAGGGCTACGCGGCTGCCGAGCTGGACATCACGGTGTCCGGGAACCTGTTGGACGGCACTCCTGTGTGGCGCGCGTTCAGCCCGTACTCCGGCTACCCGCTGGGTTCGGTAGGCATCGGCGGCACACCGATGCACCTGGACCTGAATGTGACGACAAGCCTGGGACCGGTGACAATCCGGCAGTTCACCGGCTACGTGTTCGACGCGCTTCCCAGTCGGGCCAACGGCAACGTCGTGATCACCTGCTATGACGCCGGGTTCATCCTGGCCGCGTTGATCACCCTGTTTACCTGGGCTGTAGACCAGTTCACCCGAACCCAGTTGACCTCCAACCCGGACACGCCCGACTCGGGCACGGTCGCGCTGGGTTGGGTGGTCGAGAACGTGTTGCGGCGCAACGGGTTTTACCAGGGACCACCGTGGCATCCCAACGCGGTGTGCGCCTGGACGCTGAACGGCTCCGCGCTGCCCGAGATCGGCTGCATCTCGATTGAGGACAGATACGTCAACGGGGTCTGGTCCTTCGGGTACGGCGAGTTCAACGTGCCGCAGTTCACGCCGTCCGGCGCGGTGTCCGACGTGTACGGACCGGGCCAGTTCGGTGCCACCTGTTTCAAGGGAGCCACCAAGCTGCCGGTCCTGACGGGCCGAGGCGTCACCTACCTGTACGGCAACGCGCACGCGTTCTGGAACCAGCAGTTCGTATTCAGCGTGAACGGCTACGGCTCGAACAACTCCAACCTGCTGGGGTTCGGCTGCTGGGTGCTGATCGATCCGACGCAGACCAGCTCGAACAGCAGCATCGCCTGCTGGCTGGAGGAAGCGCACTACAACTACAGCAGCAGCGACCAGCATCCCGCCTACGCGATCATGTCGATCAACCAGCAGGCGGGCGCCGTCTCCGCGCAGGTGTTCAACGAGGGTGGCGCGACCTCCTGGACCTACACCGCGACCGGCACACTGGCCGCCGGCTGGCACTACGTCAACTTCGTACTGTCCTTCGCCTCTACCGGCATCACGGGCCAATTCATCATGGATGGCGCGGCACAGGCGACCGGGAACGGTGGTCACGCCGGCACGCCGATCGGCGCCTTCACCTACTCCAACGACAACGGCGTGACCAACCTGTGCCAAGTCATCGCTCGCGGACCGATGCAGTACGCGCAGGTCTATCTCCAGTTCAACACCGCGCTGGCCGGCCACGTGCAACCGACGCGCACGCAGGCCAACCCGACCGCAGCCGTGGACCAGTGCCTGACCCGGCTGACGTGGCTGCCGAACGTGAACCAGTTGCAGTCGTGGGACGTGCTCAAGGCGGCCGTCTCGGCTGAGCTGGGCGCGCTGTACGTCACCGAGGCCGGCGTGGTCACGTTCGACTCGCGGACCACGGTGGCCGCCCGACAGACGGCGGGCGCTTCTGTCCTGGATCTGACCATTGATCAGGTCATGGACATTTCCCCACAGTCCGTGGCGTCCTCGCTGGTCAACACGATGTCGTACACCACTCACGCGCAGCACGCCGCCTACCAGTCGACCATCTTCGCCACCACCACGTCCAACCAGTACCAGGTCCCGGCCAGCAGCCTGCAAACCTGGGGCATCGCACTCTCGGGTGCGCAGTCGATCCGGCACGGCCCGTTGGGCTGGCACCCGCAGGCGCAGGGCTACGCCAACTCGTCCGCGCCTACCGAGCCGGGTGGCGCTGGACCTTCCGGCGGCTTCACCTATCGGGATTGGATGAACATCTACGGCCCGGCGTTCTGGTATCAGGGATTCACCGCGTACTCGCCCGGCGCCAGCGCGCCCGAGGCGCAGCCGGCTCTCGCGGGCGGACTCAACGCCACGCCCATGGTGGGTCTGCTGTCCACTGACCAGGACAGCCGGAACATGCGCCTGGCCCTGTCCAACAGCAACGCATCCGGCGGTGTGCTGGAGTACGCAGTGAACGACGCCACGCCGTTCCTGCACGTGGGCGGCACGGTCCTGGTGGACGAAGGCTCCGTTGCCAACAGCTACTTTGACCTGACCTCGGTGGGCACCTACGGCACGCGAGCGCTGGACTTTCCGGCATCGGACTGGGTGCAGGACCCGATCTCCGTGGGCAAGGTGGTGGTGTCGATCGTCAACTACACCCGCAACCCGCACCCGTACTTCCAAAGCATGGACATCGTGGGAGATCCGCGCCTCCAGCTCCAGGACGTGGTGACGGTGCGAGATCCGAGCGGAATGGGCAACGCGATGCCGGCCAGCGTGTACGGCATCAATCGTAAGATCAGCCTGAGCGACGGGGTCAAGGACACCTTGATCTTGCGGACCTTCTAGGAGATGACCATGGCGCAGCACACCGCTACCGCCGGACCGATCGACCCGTACGCCATCAGTCTGATCCGGACCATCGTGCCGGTTGTCTGGGGCCACGCCATCGCGTGGCTGGTCTCCCTGGGCATTCCCGCGTCTCTGCTAGACAGCTATCGCGCGATCGTCGTGGAAGCGCTAGCCGCAGTGCTCACCGCCGGCTGGTACGCGCTGTGGCGCTGGATCGAACTGAAGCTGCCTGCCGAGGCCAACATCATCGCCAGGATCGCCTCGGTCGTCGCGCTGGGCCACCCGGCCAAGCCGGTCTACGTGACCACCGCTCCCGCAGCACACGCACAGGTCATTGGCCCTACCGGGTAGCCTGGGTATTCGCCGGTCTCGGTGACGGTGATCTCCTGTTCAGGCTCTGGCCCTATCCGGCTCGGCACCGGGTGGGGCCAGAGCCGTCACCGGCCGGTACGAGCCGTTGGGGAGCAGGAACGCCCACTGCCGGCTGAACAGCCACACCGGCTCCAGTCTGGGGCTGCCCCACCACGGCACGAGGTAGCCACGGATCTCCGACCAGGCCACGTCCAGATGGATCGAGGGACGACCGAGGTTGTGCAGTTCGTGTCGCACGGCCATCAGGTTGGACAGGCTGTGCACGTCCGGCAGACTCGTCCCGCCCATGCCCTTCTTGCGCCTGTGATGTACCGCCCAGCTCTCGCCCAGCGGTAGTCCGCTGACCTCGCATCGGCCGGCGCAGCGCACCAGCAGCCGGTCGCGGATGATGCTCCAGTTCGCGGTCACGGTCACGTCGCTCTCCATCCCATTGTGCCCCGCGTAGTGTACGGGGTAACATCGCCCGTATGACGAACCGAACCACCACCGAGACGGGAGCCGAGTTGGCGAACCTCGCCAGCACGTACTCCCGGCAAGCCATGCCGGTGGGCGTTGGGGAGGCAGACACGGACGAGGCGATGAGCAAGGCCGAAGTGGACCTGCTCATCACGACCGAGGTCTATGACGCGGCGATGATCCGCGCCAACCGCCAAGGCCAGCGTGTCGCGGCGGTGGCTCGCGCGGTGCTGTTCACCGCTGCTGCTGCGGCCAACCCCGATCCCGCGTACCGCAGCCAGCACACCCGACCTCCGCTGCGGGAGTACAGAAGCCCAGATGACCGGACGCGGCTGAGGTTCAAGTTGCCGCGCCCGGACTACGTTGCGGCACGCCGAGCCCTGATGCAGTCCGGTACGTCCGTTTCTCAGGCAGTCGAGGATGGCCTGGC